GATCCAGCTGATGGCAACGTTAAAGTTGTTAATCTTAAGAAAAAACTCATGGAACAGATAATGGTTGCCGCAGAAGATTTAGGCGATCCAACTGACCCTGAAACAGGGTGGGACGTTTGCTTCCAGAGAGTTAAAACAGGGCCTATGGCTTTTAATGTAGAGTATAGATTACAAGCTCTTAAATGTAAACCAAGACCTTTAAATGAAGAAGAAACAGCTTCTATAGCTGATATTCGTTCAATGGACGATGTTCTTCCTAGACCAACAGCAGATGCTCAATTAGAGCTACTGCAAAGAGTAACTCAACCCGCTGATGCTGCTGAAGCACCTTCAGATGTGGACAGTGAGTTCAGTATTAGTTAGGAGAAGATTATGATAGGAGTAGGACAAACATTTCCAGACTTACACTTAATAGGTGTGGAGAAAGACAATACTTTCGTAGATATAGATGTACTCGCCCCAAACATGTGGACAGTAATGTATTTCTATCCCAAAGACTTTACTTTTATTTGCCCAACTGAGATAGCCGCTATGGATATTATCGGAGAAGAGGCAGATGTTATTGGAGTCAGCGGAGATAATGAATTTTGTAAAGTTGCATGGAAAACATCAGTAGGTATGATAAGAGATATTCAACATATCCTTGCTGCTGATTGCGGACTGAAACTTGCTAGTGAACTAGGAATAGTTGACAAGAAGGCAGGTGTATGTCTTAGAGCGACTTACATAATTGACCCTGACGGAGTAATCCAACATGTATCAGTCAATGCACTAGATACAGGCAGAAATGCTGAAGAAACTCTTAGAACTTTACAGGCACTTAAAGCTGGTGGTCTCACTGGCTGTGACTGGCAACCTGGAGAAGACTTCGTAGCATGATTTTATTTACAGCAGATTGGCACTTAAAGTTAGGTCAAAAGAATGTACCAATGGCATGGGCATGCAGTAGATACAAGTTGTTCTTTGAAGCAATTCAAGAATTAGAACAGCATGTTAGTATGCATATTATTGGTGGAGACTTATTCGATAGAGTTCCTACAATGGACGAACTTACATTGTACTTTGATTTTATTAAAGATGTGAAAGTTCCTACTATTATTTATGATGGTAACCATGAGGCAACTAAGAAACATAAGACTTTCTTTTCCAACCTAGCAAGAGCCACATCTGATGTAAACGACTTGGTTGAGATTGTAGATACAACTACTGAGTATCCTTGGGGTACTATCCTTCCTTACGCAGACTTGCATAGGAAAGGTTCAATAGAATTCTGCAATAAAAATAAACCTCTATTTACTCATGTGAGGGGAGAAATCCCACCTCATGTTACACCAGAGGTAGACCTAGATAGATTTAGTGACTTTCCTGTAGTTTTTGCGGGTGACCTACATAGCCACTCCAATACGCAGAGAAACATTATCTATCCAGGCAGCCCTATGACTACTTCTTTTCATAGAGATTTAGTTACTACAGGGTTCCTTCTAATTCATGATGACCTTAGTTGGACGTGGGACACTTTCGATCTTCCACAGCTTATTAGAAAAACTGTAAGTACGGAAGAAGAAATGATAGCGTCCGACTTTCATCACACAATATATGAAATAGAAGGAGACGTAGCTGATTTAGCAAATGTTAAAAACTCTGAACTTCTAGATAAGAAAGTAGTAAAACGAAGTTCAGAAGCTACACTTAATCTCAAAGAGATGACTATGGACGAAGAGCTGGTAGAGTACTTAAGTGCTATACTGAATTTAAATGATGAAAAAATAAAACAAATAATGGGAGTGTTTAATGATTACTCTAAAAACGCTACGGTGGGATAACTGTTTTAGTTATGGCAAAGATAATATTCTTGAGCTTAATGACAGTAATCTTACTCAACTCGTAGGAACAAATGGACAAGGTAAGTCTAGTATTCCGTTAATACTTGAAGAAGTATTATTTAATAAAAATTCCAAAGGTATTAAAAAGCAAGAAATACAAAACAGGTTTGTAAACCAAGGTTATAGTATAAATCTTACTTTTAAAGTAGATGAAAATGAATATGAGATTGATGTCAATAGAAAAGCTAGTATTAAATGTAAATTGTTTAAGAATGGCGAGGACATTTCTTCTCACACAGCTACTAACACATACAAGACAGTCCAAGACTTACTTGGGCTCGATTTTAAGACATTCACACAACTCGTATATCAAAACACTAATACATCATTACAGTTTCTAACTGCGACAGATACAAATAGAAAAAAGTTTCTCATTGATCTTTTAAAGTTAGAGGAGTATGTAGAGTTCTTTGAAATATTTAAGAATGCAGCAAGAGAGATTTCATTTGAAGTAAATAGCCTTAACAGTAAGACTGATACAATAGTGAAATGGTTGGATGAAAACAAATTAGAGACTACTGACATACTTGCTATATCAAACCTACCAAAATATTCGCAAAAAGATGAAGAAGAATTACAGCGTCTACGAAACGATTTTGAAAAAATCTCTGAGAAAAACAAAAAAATTATAGACAATAATTTTATAAAAGAACAACTAGAGGATTTAGAATCTTCAGGTCTTTTAGCACCTGTAGGTGAGGAGATATCCTTGACCGCCATGCTGCAGAAACAGGGAACATATCGTTCCAAAGTGTCTGAAGCTCAAGCGCATTTGGATAAACTCTCGGAACTTGAAGGGCTGTGTCCCACCTGCGAGCAAGATATAGAACAGGAAAAACATACGGAACTTACGGAAATTTATGATATACTTATAACAACTGGAACACACCAAGAAGAAGTTATAGAGGAAAAAATTGCGGAGGCAAAAGAACACAATAGAAAAGTAGTCGCTCAACAAAAACAGCAAAGATTATATGAAGGATATATACGCGATTTGGACGGCAGTCTTCCTTCTACAATTTTAGACGGAGACGAAATATCTTCCCTAATTGACGAAATTTCCTTCAGGATTAATGAGACTCGAGAAGAAATAGAAAGAATAAGTGCGAGTAATTTAGTGGCGGAACGCCATAATACTCGTATTGATATAATTCAAGAACAAACGGAGAACTTCGAGAAAGAACTTGAAGGAATTGTCGAGGCTTTGGGTAAAGTTGAGGAACGACCTACTCACTTAGAAATACTCAAAAAAGCATTTAGTACTAACGGACTACTTGCGTATAAGATTGAAAATCTAGTAAAAGATTTAGAACAATTAACAAATGAATACTTAGCTGAACTATCTGATGGTAGATTCAGTTTAGAGTTTGTTGTTACAAACGATAAGTTAAATGTAGAAATAACTGATAATGCAAAGATAGTTGATATACTAGCATTATCTTCTGGAGAACTCGCAAGAGTTAATACCGCAACGTTACTAGCAATACGAAAATTAATGAGTAGTATTTCTAGTTCAAGAATTAATACACTCTTTCTTGATGAAATAATAAGTGTGCTTGATGATGAAGGAAAGGAAAAGTTAGTAGAAATACTACTTGAAGAAGATCTAAATACATATTTAGTATCTCATGGCTGGACTCACCCATTGGTCGCAAAAATTGAAGTAATCAAAGAAGAAAATATTAGTCATTTAGAATGATGATATGTATAAAGAAGGAGATACCTTTTGGTATCATGAGTGTCCACATACGGACAAGAGAGCGTACCTGCCTGTAGGAATGAAGTGCCCTGACTGTGTGTTAGAGGCAATGAGTTCTACTGAAAGGGCTTCGGTACAAATGAGAGAATACTTAAACGAAATAGAAGGAACTGATTAGTGGTAAATTCAAGACAAAAAGGGAGTAAAGCAGAACTTCAAGTCGCTGCTATGCTTAAAACATATACAGGACTTGAATTTATAGGAACGCCAGGAAGTGGTAGTGGTAAAATTAAGGGAGATTTGTATGTTCTTGAAAAGCATAATATATTTCTCATTGAAGTAAAGCACTATCGGGACATGGCATTTAATCAGAAAATCTTTACACAAAAGAATAATAATTTTGTAAAATGGTGGACAAAGGCGATTTCACAGGCAAAGGAAATGGAACAAGAGCCTCTACTAGTTATGAAACAGAATTACTCGCAATGGTATATTGCGACTACAAGAAAGCCTGTGAAAACAAAAAGATACATGTACATAAACTGGCTCGGTGCATATATTGTATTAGCAGACAAGTGGCTAGAAAACGAAAAAGTGGAATTTACAAATGGCGATAAACTTCTCAAGCCTTGGGAACCAGATCCAGAATGGGAACTTACTGATAGTTGATGGTCTTAATGTTGCATTTAGATGGAAACATTCAAGACAATTAGAATTTAAACACGACTATGTAAGAACTGTTGAAAGTTTGGCAAAGTCCTACAACTGTGGGAACATTATAGTACTAGCAGACGGTGGCAGTACTTATAGAAAAAATATCTCTCCTATGTACAAGGCGAATAGAAAGGAGAAATATGCAGAACAAACCGAACAAGAAAAAGCTGAGTTTGCTCAATTTATGGGCGAGTTTAGTAATGCTTTTACTAACTTAAAAAAGAAAGGACACTTAACAATAAAACAAAGTGGATTAGAGGCTGATGACTTAGCCGCATGGATAGTTGGAAAGAAAAAAGAATTTGGTATAGATGAAATTTGGTTGATATCGTCAGATAAAGACTGGGACTTACTTATACAAGATAAAGTATCTCGTTTTAGCACAGTAACTAGAAAAGAGATTACTATGAATAATTGGGACGACCATTATGATGTTGAGCCAGATAAATATCTAACGCTCAAATGTCTAGCAGGCGATACAGGAGATAATGTTCCTGGTATATCTGGTATCGGCCCAAAGAGAGCTGTATCATTAATTGAACAGTATGGAGACTTGTTTGATATATACAATGCCTGTCCTATAGACAGTCATTATAAATTTATACAAAGTCTTAATGAAAACGCA